CTCTGGGACTGCCTACGTTTGGCATTGGGCATTTGGTGGTAGAGCAAGATCCAGAACACGGTCAGCCTGTTGGCACGCCTGTCTCTGATGAGCGTGTGCGGCAAGTGTTTGCTTTGGATATCGCTTCAACGCTGGATGAGTGTCAGGTTCTGTATCCAGACTTTGACGATCTGCCGGAAGAATGCCAATTAATCATAGCTAACATGATGTTCAATATGGGGCGGCCACGCCTTTCTAAATTCAAGTGCATGAAGGCCGGCGTTGATGCGCGTGAGTGGAACAGGGCGGCAGACGAGATGGTCGACAGCCGCTGGCATGATCAAGTCCCCAACAGAGCCAAGAGGCTCGTCAAGCGTATGAGAGCATTAGCTGATGGCTAGGACACCAGCATGGCAGCGTAAGGCTGGCAAGAATCCCAAGGGTGGCTTGAATGCAAAGGGCAGGGCTTCTGCACGCAAGCAAGGAATGAACCTAAAAGCGCCTGTGAAGAAGGGTGACAACCCGCGCAGGGCCAGCTTCTTGGCGCGTATGGGTGGCATGAGGGGGCCGGAACGAGATGCGAAGGGCAAACCTACCAGGCTCCTGCTTAGTCTCAGGGCATGGGGTGCAAGCAGCAAGGCTGACGCAAAGAAGAAGGCAGCATCTATATCCAAACGCAACAAAGCAAAGAAGGGAAAGAAGTAATGCCAGGAAAAATGAAGAAGGCTGCGAAAAAGAACGGCAACGGCATGCTGACAGCCAAACAAAAGACGTTACCACCAGCCCTTAAAAAGAAAATTTTAGCATCTAAAAAAAGGAGAGCATGATGCCAATGGGAAAAGGAACTTACGGCTCAACAAGGGGCCGTCCACCAAAGTCAGCCAAGATGAAGAAGCAAGCAGCGACAGCTATGGCTATGAAAAAGAACAAGAAAAAGCCAAAGCGCATGAAATAAAAAGGGGGGCAAAACCCCCCTACTTATCCCCCCCATATTTCTCTGGGTGAAGGCAACCTAGACATATGTCATCGCCAGTTCCCAAAGTAACCCAGTCATCGTTGGCATAGTCACACTGCTTGCCGCAGTATGCGCAGTTAAACAACATGGATCTTCTTGTATACCTGTGAGTTTTTGCTGCGGTGGCTTTGCGGTTCTTCCGGCCCAAATTCACGCTCCTTCAACTCATCGACCAAACGCTCTGCTTTTTCTAGCCAGCTTGTGAACTGTGATGAACTTTCTCTTTTGGAAGCATGCACCATCGTTGTGTGATCTCTGTTCATGGCATAGCCCATCCTAGAATAAGACAGGGTTGTGTGATTTTCACACAGACGCACAAACAGTTGTCGCGCATCCACTAGGTGCGCCATCCTGCGCTTTCCACGCAACTCAGCTAGACTGAAGTTAGTTACTTGCTGCACGATTTCTATTATGTCCAGCGCCTCTAACTCACGGCAGTATTTTTTCCAGTTTTCTGGTAACATTTGATTAGCCTTCTGCCGGCCCGATACCGATCTCTCCGATATTGGTATTATCTTTATCACGCTCTTCCTCCTTTAACATTTCCATTGCTACCTCAAAGCAACGCCCTGCGAGTGTCAGCATTTCTCTGCTGTTCATTTCTTTAATGTGGAGGTTGCCATCAACACTGACAGCAACCCCATCGTTTCTAGGTATTATCAGGAATGAATGCTGGGGCATCTGTAATCCTTTCAATTTCATGCTGAGTAATGTACCAGCGACCACCCAAACGCTTGCCTTTGATAATCCCCTTGTGGAGCATCGTGCGCAGCATGTTTACCTGAGACTTACTATCGGTGCCAAAGAGCAACAGAGATGCCTCACGGGGGCTTAGAAGCGCCTTAGAACGGGATATCTGGGTCATCGTCCTCTGCCTTTGGTTGTGGTGCCGCATATTTAGTGCTGATTGCGTTACCGATTGGCTTCATAGCTGGCTGTGAAATGCCGTCAGCGATACTGTCCTCACCCTCGTATTCAGTGACACGGGAGATGCGAATAGAGATAGTGCCATCCTCGTTGGGGAACAACGACACTTGGTGGCGCTGTCCATCTCGCAAGGTGATGTCAGCATAAGTCTTTTGTTCAGCATCGTAAGGCTTCCAGTTGCCGTTGCTATACTGCGCCTTACCTTTTCCCTCAGTGTTGGGGAACAGCTTGATGTAGGTAACTGTGTCATAGCGTCTAGCCATTCTGTTTTAACTCCTTCATGCGCTTCTGGCATAGGTTTTTGATGTTCTGAAAGATCTCAGGAAACTCTTTGTTAGATATTTCCATGTACTTCTTGGTGAAGTCTGCGTTCATCCAGTCGGTAATCTGCTTCATGTCAAACTCAGGCAGATAAGCCTCTGCTTGCTGTTGCAACTCTAGCAGACTAGCCGGTGGCTGCTTGGGTGGTGGCATGGATGCAATGGCCTCCTCTTTCCTGCCCACACCATCCATCTCGTTGGCTGACGCATACTCGCCGCCAGCTAGGCCCAACGATGCCAAGGCACGCCCAATGGCAGATGTCTCACAGTTTTCCAAAGCGCTGGTCTTGTTGACGTTGCCCTGTCCTCTGATCTCCTCTGCCATGCCGGCACCTACGGTAACGCCGTCCATGTTGGTTATCTTGGCCTTGACGACAACGCGCTGGCCGTCGTCTACCAATATGTGTGTGTCTACACCGTACTCAGTGCCGTGCATCTGACGGAAAGCTTCCATTCGATGCACGACCTGGGTGTATTTCTTGCCGCCGCGCTGAGTGACGCCATGACTGGCGTTTAACTCAGACACAAGCTGCATAGTTTGCTTCAAGTCAGTCATTCATTTCTCCGCTGGAAACGCCTAGCTTATCAGAGATGAGATGTACAAACAGTGCCAAACTCTTTTCCATTTCAGCGACCCTGTTGTTGCTTTCATAGACAGCTTTGTGCAGTTCATCGACGCGCACAAACAAATCATTGATGCTGTCCTGCATGTCTTCGACGATAGGCAGATTCCAAGGTGTCCCGATATCCACAGGTTCATGTTTCATTGCTTCGATCCTTGATTAGTGATTGAACCTTTTTTGCAAACTCACGTTGCGCCTTGTCATGCCTTCTTTGCTTCTCGTGATCAGGCAAATCAGCAAACTCAGCGCCGCCTCTGACGTAGCCTGCGTCCAGCCACGAATGCTCCCGCATCAGTTGGATTTCAAGCCCTGATTTTCCTTCATATCGTTGGCTTCTTTTTTGATCGGCGTCTTCCATAGATATGTAATCCTCTTCATAAAGCGCCTCTGGGATGAGCCATATCTGGCCTTTTGGCTTCATGCAGTTTTGCCCAGACTTGTAAAAAGACTTGCCAGACAAGCCGTAATTTGCGTCTTCATGCTCAACGACAATCCTGCCACGATCAGTGATTGCCTCGATCTCGTAATGCTCTGGCGGGTACATATCACTGTGTGATGCTGTTTTGAGAACAACCACCTTGTCACCAACCTTGGGTGGGTTCTCGGTGTAGTACGCCTTGGTCATCTCCATGTCCCTGTACTTGTGACGGAACGCATGACCATGCCCAAAACTTCCTCTGTAGGTATCGTGACTTGCGTTAGGGGTGCTTGGCTTGTCTTTTTTTTCAAACATTAGTGTCTCCCTTGTAAAACTCCTTGTGCCACATGACCATCTGACCACGCCCTGACAATCCCTTGCGTTTGGTGCCATCTACAAAGATGATACCTTTCTCTTTTAGCTGTTTGTAACGCGCAGTAACGGTGCTATAACCGTGCTGCGGCAGGGCTTTCAGCACCTCGTCTGAAATGCACCCTGCTGCACCGAAAAACCAGATTGCATCAGCGACTACGCTTTCCATCTCCGTTGCGTTGATGGTTTCTGCTGCGTCATGACTGGTGGCCGGATCATCGCGGCGCACCAGCTTGTATGCAGGGGTGCTATTCATTCTTGCCTCCGTATTTGCTGTCACGGATTTCACGCAGCCTTGCATACAGAAGCATGTCATTTGCAATAATCCGCAAATACCGTGGGTCATCATCGTGCAGCCTGTCGTTGAGATCTTGAATGGAAAAGCCAAGGGTAAAGTCCAAACATTTGAGCATGGATGCCATTTCGTCCTCAGAAACCGTGATGTTAACTTTCGCCTTTGGTCGTCCTGCTTTATTAGCCATTAAAACCTCCATAGTTGCTTGGCTATATCTACGATTGATGGGCCATGACGACGCGCTATCTCGTTGAAGTCTGGCTGCACTAGGCCGGCCAGATTGCGCCATGATCCGTGTGCGGCTTTCAACAGATTTTGACTTATCTGCCATGACCGCACGGCTTCAGCATATGCCCTATCCAAAGCCTCTGGCTTCAACGCATCACAGTTGTCAGCGTTGGCTAAGTAATAGCCTGATGCGCTGACGTATAGCAGTGATGGTGGTTCACCAGTTGCCTTGGCATAGATTGCTTGCTGAATTTGCTGTTGCGCTGTCGGCACGATGCCGTCTGTCTTGGGTACTCTCCAAGAGCGGGTGCCGTCTTTGCGCGGTGGATTTCTAAGGGGTGGCTTGGCCTTCAGATCACACTGGATGCCGCCGCCGCTGTAGTCTTGGTAAAGCATGATCGGCACATCAATCTCTGGCTCTTTGTGCCAACGCTGATACTCGCCTTCGATCATGTTTGCGCCTGTAAAACATTCACGCACACCTTCAACAGCATGCAGTATCATGTCAGGTATAAAATCTTTGAACGCCTCAAATTCTTCTGCGTCTTTGCCGTCGTCCCATGTGCGCGGCTTGTAACTGTTGTAACGCTCCATAGTCTGCGCGATAGCTTTGGCTGGCTCCATGCCGTCTTGCTGCCCGACCATAGGCTGATACTTATCAAGGCCAAGGATTAGGTTTGCGCCGTCTTGCACAACAATACCGCACCAAGGACGCGCCGCCATTGGCAGCTTGGCACCCATATCACGCACATACAGCTTCAAGATAAACTCATCTTTTGTCTGTGTTGCACCTGATGCGCTGTCATGCTTTGCGCCAAACTCTCTGCGATACCCTGGTGTTTCCCATTCCATAATGTGTATTCCTGTGCTTTGTTGTGCCTACTGTCAACACTAATTGCATACCCATTGACAGAGTGTCAACAGGTTTGTTAAAAAAAAGTATGACCTTATCTGAGTATTTGAAATCAAAGCGCATCAGCCAAGCAAAGTTTGCACGGCGGTGTAACTTGTCACCCGCTGCTATCTGTCGGATCATAGATGGCAACAGGTATCCGACGCCGGAAACTATGCGGCGTATATTTTTGGCTACAGAGGGCGAGGTAAAACCAAATGACTTTTTTACCCAAAAAATGCGAACCATGTAACGGCTCTGGCTGGGTCAGGGTGGCGTCAAGCTGGGATTATGGTGACGTTGTGCCTGATCTATGCCCTGACTGTGATGGCACTGGTGAGTTTTACTTACAGCGGCCTGAGTATTTCCAAGAGGCGGATACCGGCGCGCAGGGTTCTCTGAAGTGAGCAAGCTGCAGCGCAACAAAGGCAGTCAGTTTGAACGCTGGTGCTGCAACGAGATCAAAGATCATCTTGGTTACGAAAACGTGCGCAGGAACCTTTCTCAATATCAAGAGAAGGGCGGCGCAGATATCTTGATCCCGCACTGGTCTATTGAATGCAAACGGTATGCCAGTGGGCCACATGGCGGGGCTGACGCATGGTGGCAGCAAGCTGTTAATGCTGCTGGCGACCTTTCTCCAATACTAATCTATAAATATGACCGGCATGAGCCTGTGTGTAAGCTGTACCTGCGTCATGTAAACCCTGAGTTTACCGGCAGTAATGCAACGGTTCTCGTTTCTCTGCCTACATGGTTCTATATCGTGCGCGAGGCTGTGCCTTTTTGATGGGCTTTACTGTCAATGCAATCCGTGATATTTAAGAAATATCTTAGCATTGCCGCGCAGCATACGTTGCAACGCTGAGTGCATCGCATTGCACAATGTTATCCCTTTTTTTTATAAAAAAATAAGGCATGGCTGGGTGCAACGCACTGCATTCATTGCTACGCGCAGCATTGCTAGGGTATCTCCTCCCTGAGAAAACTAAAGAGGGGCTTACGCCCCTCTCTCTTTCTCTGCCAGCAGTTGTTGTGCTATACGCATCTGGCCCCCCACAAAATGTTTTACACCTTCATATGCGCCGCCAGCGTTGCCGGTGATGCCAAAGATGCCGCAACATATGTCGATAATTCTTTGCGGGTCTTTATCAGCCTTGCTAATTTCAGATTTTAATTCTGCCATTTTGCTTTGTAGCTTGTTCATTTCTCTGATCCTTTCTCTGCCAGCAGTTTGTCATACAGCTGCTGTGAATTGAGTAACAGTGCCACGGGTTGCGGCACCTTTCGCTTGCCTGTTTCGTAGTACCATATGGCTTGCTCGCTCACTCCAATGCGTTCAGCCATTGCCTTGATTGTCAGTGCCAGGCGTTGCCTTTCCTGTTTAAACTCCTGTGGTGTCATGCTATGTTCCTCTGGCTAGTGAAGGCAGGGGGTTTGCTGATCCTTTCCCCCTGCCTTTCTCTATTAGCCTTTGATTAAGTCTAAGGGCGTGATGCAGTACGGGTGGCTCCAGTCATTGACTGTTGCGCACCCACTGGCGACGTTAAGCAGCAGGAAAGCTAACAGCATGCCAACGCCTAGCGCCGTCACTGTTCCGATGATTGCCTTTGTCATGTCTGCCCCCTAATGACTGATGCCGACAATGCGTTGCTTGCCGCTTTTGGTTGTCTCAATATCAACGTCAACGCTTTTGCCTTCCATGCCAGAATGGATGATGTATGCGTCCGATATGTTGGCCTTGGTGCGCACCGCTTGCCCCGTTGTGAATGTAATCTCAAAGGCAGGGTTTCCCATGCTGCTATTGGCCAGCCGCTTAATAGTTTTGATTGTCTTTCTCATTAGTCTGCCCTCACTTGCATCAGTTCGAAGTGCTCGTCCTCGCACAGCATGGCCATGTCTAGGCGGTCTGTTACGCTGAAAGACTGATACCATTTGCCAGAGCTGATAAACTCATTGTGGTATTTCTTGGCGGCGTTGCTGGCGAAGTATGTCCAAAGCTTTACCGCTTTGTTGCGGTCATAGGTGCCAGCATCAAAACGCTTTTGAAGGTTCTTTTCTATGCTTTCGCGTTGCTGCCGGTACAGGTCGGCATCGTTCAATGCGTACAGGTATAATTCGTGGGTTTCGTGTGATTGTTCCATGATCTGATCCTTTTTTGTCATGGGTTGCTGACGGGCCTCGTCAGTGCCGGCATAACCGGCAGACATAGCGCATTGCTGCGCCATGTTTCGGCCTAGACTGTAATGGTGTCGCTGTATGCACCATCAAACTGTTGCGGTGATGGGTATTCCTGCCAGTGTTGCGGCGTCTGGAATAGGTGATAGTCGCCATTGTGTGCAACGGCACAGACAACGGCAGGCCAATTAGGGCGACCGCATGCTCCTACCTTCCGCGCACCTTCTAGGCACTTTGCAAGATCACCAAAATTTCCGATGAACATGCCGTTGTTGTGGGTGCCGATCTGTTGCGGCGTCGTGTTTGTGTGATACCAAATTGATTGCATGATTATGCCCCCTGATATTCAACAAGATTAATGACAAGGCCAACGAGTGACCAGAAAAACGACACAAAGCCGACTGCCGCCAGCCCCATGCCAAGATAAAAGCCGATCTGGTCATGCGGTATTGTTTGCATGATCAATGCGCCGGCAAGGCCAACACCAATGCTGGCTATAACGAGAATGGCAAAGACAATGGCCTGAAGCTTGGCAATCGTCTTAGGGTGTCTGTGAAAAACTGCGCGTTGCATGATTGTGATCCTTTGTTCATTGCTAGTGATAATCCCTACATAACCATTGGCTACTATACTG